CCTGGTCCGTATCCATCTTCCGGCGCTTCCGGTTCATCCTTCCCGTCGTAAATGCTGACATTCCCGCTGGCCTGTTCACCGGGAAACCTTAACGCCATGCGTTCATAAAGCGGTCCTGAAACCTCAACGCCCCGCGGGGTCCCCTCATAAACCCCGACCACGGGAACCTTTAGAAAAGCTCCGTTGCGTCCCAGAGAAATGCGGGCAAAAGGCCTATTCCCAAACTTAGCCTTGATAGCCTCATAAGCCTGCTTGGAAACATACGCTCCGGACGCACCATGCCGGACAAAAGAAACAGGGTGGTTCTCAAGAGGGGAAGGCAAATAAGGTCTTTGGCCCTTAATATATTGTGCCGCCTTCTTTTGCTGGGCCTCCCTCTCTTCTGGAGACACGTTCAACTCTTCCTGTTGCTCAAAAGAATACAAAGGCATGGACTCCAGCGCCTTCTTCATGCGGCTCTCGTCAGATCTTTTTTTGTCTTCTTCGGTAATAGGCCGATAGGCAAACCTGTTCCCGGCATGAAAAGCGGTGAATTTATGGATCTGCGCAAGATCTTGGGCAAGTGTGGCATTAGGATGAGCCTGTCTCCACTCTGTCATGGAAAGTTCCGTCTTATACAAAATATCTGCCTCCACCTCATCCCGCGTATTCTCTTCCTTCTTAATCTGCTCCTGGTCACCACTCTTGTAAGCATTAGCTACCTGGTAAGAAAAATAAGGGATATATACATGATCCGGCATGGCCTTCAAAACGGCCTCTATATTATTCCGGTTCGTATTGGGGCTCCCCATGGCGTCAATCCGGTCTTCCACAAACAGGCGCAACTTCCTTTCATCTCCAAGAACCTGTCCATACTGCCCCCACTTCTTCAACATGTCATTGACGTACCTTGTTCTTTCTTCGCCGGAATTGGCGGGGGGCAGATTCCGTAAATCCTCCCGGAAGGCAAACTTAATGGAAGGGGCGTATTTCCCGTAACTGCCGGTCCGGTTATAATGCTCCACCCAGTCGTACTCCTGCTCCGTGGCTCCGTAACGGAGGGAAGCTTTCGGCCAAAGAGAACCCTTTCTGTAACCGGGCGCTCCATCTTCACTTTCGGAGCGGTTCGCGGAACGTAAAAACCTTCTGGTCTTCTCCTTCAGCTTTAAAACATCTCCTGCGCCCAGAGCATCAAAATAGCCGTCCCCAAGCTTCGTAAAAGCAACACTGGGGTTAATCAGCATATCCTGCTCGTATTCGTCCAAAAGGCCGTTCCGTGTATCTTCCAGAATACCGTTGTTCATTCCATTCTCAGAAATAATGCCGGCCTCGTAAGCCTGAATGCGCCTACGGGTGGCTCCCTGGTAATCCCTCCGCAGCAAATCCCCCTTCAACCCCTCTTCAAAAGCCTGTCTGGACTCCTGAATCTGCCCCTTAAGCATCAACTCGGAAGCCCGCCCTTGGAGTCGGCGCATCACATCCTGCTGCCTGGCTCCGAATCTGGAGGCCTCCTCCTGGGAAACAAAACTCCCCTTCAACTCGCGGAACTTCCCTTCGTAATTCCGTACAAACGTATTCAGGGCGCTCTCTTTCAGCCTCCCGTCACGATCATAAAAAGACAGCTTATCACCGCGGGCAACCCCTAATCTCCGGGTCATCTCCTGCTCAAACTCGCTGGCCAAATCATTCATCCGGCCTTCCAGCCGCGTCTGCTCGCCGAAATCCTTCATGCGCTGGTACTGGTGGGCAACATCAAACACAAACTCCTGGGCATTCTGCAGCGCCCTCTGAACGGGCTTGGAAGAAACATCCGGCATCTGGACCGGGGCAGGGGTGGAGGAAGCCGCATTCATCCGGGTTCCTCCGTACATGGGTTGCTGTAAATCACTCATCTTCTTTCATCTTGAAACGGTTAAAACTTAAAAACCTGGGGATGGAAATCTCCTTCCAGTCCTCGCGTCCGCGGATGCAGCGTTGCCACCTTGCCCGGTCAAAACGCCCCTGCACCAGACAAGCCAGCTCCCTGACGGCCTCCATGCGGCCGTGGGCAAAAAGAACAATCAACGTCCTGGGAGACTCCGGATCCGGCACCCCCGCAAAAAACAACGAAGGGCAGCACCACACGAT